ATAGCAATGGGTACTGTAAAATGGGATATGGTAAATCCTGAAATGATTATTATAGGTACTGAAGATGGTACTACTACAGGAGATGCTAAACTATTATTAGAGTTTTATGAAACGTTTATTACTGAAGGTACAAGATATGAAATAGGAACTTGGGATGAAGCAGAAGCTATTAAAATATTTTACAATACTTTTATATCTACAAAAGTAGCATTAGTTAATATGATACAAGATGTTGCCGAAAAAGGAGGTAATATGAATGTAGACGTTGTTACTGGAGCTTTGGAAAGATCAACTTACAGAATAACCGGACCAGCTTATATGAAAGCAGGTATGGGTGATGGAGGAGGATGTCATCCAAGAGATAATATTGCATTACGTTACATGGCTGAAAAGTTAGACTTAGGTTATGACTTATTCGATGCTATAATGAAAGCAAGAGAAGAACAAGCTAAAAACTTATCCACTAGATTAGTTATAGAAAGTCAAAGAGCTGATTTGCCTATCGTTATATTAGGTCAATCATATAAACCTAACGTTGATTACTTAGATGGTTCATCTTCTATATTAACTGGAAGATATTGTGAAAGATTTGGTAGTAAGTTTGAAGTTATCTATGATCCTGAAACTCCTATAAAAGCAGTATATCTATTAGGACATATAGGAAAGCATCATGATTACGATTTTCCAGAAGGTTCTATAATAGTAGATCCATGGAGATCTTTTAAAACTGAAAAAAATATTAAGGTTATACATTATGGCAATACAAGAAAATAAACTAACTAATGATGAAGTACAAACACTTCAAACATTAAAAGCTAACACTGAAACACTCACTAAAGAGTTTGGTCTTATTAAACTTGCTCAGATTAATATTAAAAAAAGAGAAGAAGAAGCAGTTTCTATGTTAAATACTTTAAGAAGTGACGAAAAAAAAGTTGTAGAAGTATTAGAGAAAAAATACGGTAGAGGATCTATCGATATTAATAAAGGTACTTTTACACCTGCATAAATAGTTTCACGGTATTTTTGCATATTTATTTATGTAGGAAAAAACTACTTTTAACAGGATTGGTTTCGATTCTATACCAATATTTATAAAAGACTAAAATAATTTAACATACGAAACATGGCAGAAACATTAATCTCCCCAGGTGTATTAGCAAGAGAAAACGATATCTCATTCATCGCACCGGCACCTACAGTTGCAGGAGCAGCAATCATTGGACCAACTGTCAAGGGACCTGTAGAAGTTCCTACCCTAGTTACTTCATACGGGGAGTACCAAAGAGTGTTCGGTACTACTTTCACTTCTGGTTCAGCTAAAAGAGAATTTTTAACTTCACTAGCAGTAAAGTCATACTTTGGTAACGGAGGCAACTCAGCACTTGTTACTAGAGTTGTAAACGGTTCCTTTACCGCAGCTGGTGATACAGGTATTACAGCGGCATCAGGTTCAGCACCATTCACTATCGAAACTCTTGGAAAAGGAGCACTACTTAATAGTAATGGATCACTAAATGCTGATGGATCGTTAGTTAACGGTAACTCTGATAATCTTAGATATGAAATCTCTAATATTAACAATAACCAAGGTACATTCACACTTTCTGTAAGAAGAGGTGATGATAACACTAAAGGTAAGATTATATTAGAATCATTCAATGACTTATCATTAGATCCAAACTCAGAAAACTATATCGAATCAGTAGTAGGTAATCAATCTATTAGTAAAGCTACTGATGGCGATGGTTCAGTTTACGTCTCAACTACTGGAGAATATGTAAACAGATCAAAATATATTAGAATCTCAGGAGTAAGTCGTCAAACATTAGATTACATCGGTAACGATGGTCTAATAAGTAACGCAAACTTATCTGGTTCGTTACCAGCAGCACAATCTGGTTCATTCCAAAATGCTACTGGAGCAATAACAACTTCAGGTAACTTCTTCGGAGATATTAACAACACCGATACTCAAGGATTAGGATCAGCAACAGGATATGCAGATGCTATATCAATCTTAGGTAATAAAGACGAATACGTATTTAACATCGTATCAGCACCAGGATTAATATATGAGTTCGGAAATCACAAAACTCAACTAGATAGTATTATTTCTTTAGCAGAGACTAGAGGAGATGCAATCGCAGTTGTAGATACTCAAAACTACGGAGCTACTGTATCAAATGTAACAGGTACAGCTGGTAATATTAACAGTTCTTATACTGCTACTTACTGGCCATGGTTACAGATGCTATCAGCAACTGGAAAAACCGAATGGGTACCGGCATCAGTAGTTATTCCTGGAGTATACGCATTTACAGATGGAGCTGCAGCACCTTGGTTTGCACCTGCTGGATTAACCAGAGGTGGAATAGGTGATGTTATCCAAGCTGAAAGAAAGCTAACACGTACACAACGTGATACTTTATATAGTGCTAATGTTAATCCAATCGCAACATTCCCTGGAGCTGGGATTTCAGTATTCGGTCAAAAGACCTTACAGAAGAAAAAATCAGCACTAGATAGAGTAAATGTAAGAAGATTGTTGATCGACCTTAAGAAGTTCGTTGGAGACGTTTCAAGAGGCTTAGTATTCGAACAAAATACAAATACTACTAGAAATAATTTCTTAGCACAAGTTAACCCATTCCTAGAATCTGTTGTACAAAGACAAGGTCTTTATGCATTCAGAGTAGTAATGGATGATACAAACAATACCGCCGATGTCATTGATAGAAATCAGTTGATAGGTCAGATATTTATTCAACCAGCTAAAACAGTTGAGTTTATAGTATTAGACTTTACAATAGAGCCTACAGGTGCATCGTTCGGGGCATAAAACTTTTTAGTAGAATATTTATAATAAAATAATAAAATGGCAGTATTAGATCCAAACGAAATAATGTTTAGAGCCTTTGAACCTAAAGTTCAGAATAGGTTTGTCATGTACATTGACAACATTCCAAGCTTTATGATCAAAACCGTAACGGCTCCTTCCTTTACTGATGAGGAAGTTAAACTTGATCATATTAACACATACAGAAAGATTCGTGGCAAGAGAAGCTGGGAAAATATGGATATGACTCTATATGATCCGATTACTCCGTCTGGAGCTCAAGCTGTGATGGACTGGGCACGATTATCCTATGAATCAGTAACGGGACGTGCAGGGTACTCTGACTTCTATAAGAAGGACTTAACATTAAATGTATTAGGACCTGTTGGTGATATCGTATCAGAATGGGTAATCAAAGGAGCTTTCATAGTAAATATGGCTCAAGGTTCATTTGATTGGGCTACTTCAGATGTAGCAGAACTAACAATGACGGTAGCAATGGACTACTGTGTATTGAACTATTAATACCTCCAAATACCACCGATACATACCCGACTTTATGTCGGGTTTGTTGTTTTATAAAAATAAAGTTCGTATATTTATATATAAACTAGTTTTAATTTAAATCATTTATGGAACAAGAAAAGAAATTTCCAAGTGAGGTTATAGATTTACCTTCAAAAGGACTTCTTTATTCAGCTGATTCACCTCTTAAATCCGGAACAATAGAGATGAAGTATATGACTGCTAAAGAAGAAGATATTCTTACTAATCAAAACTACATTACAAGAGGAGTAGTTATTGATAAACTCCTACAATCACTTATTGTTGATAAAAACATTAAATACGGTGATTTACTTATAGGAGATAAAAATGCACTACTTGTAGCTGCACGTATCTTAGGATACGGTAAAGATTACGATTTTACTTATCAAGGAGAAAAAGTAACTGTTGATTTATCAGAAATAAATAATAAAGCTTTTGATGAATCTAAGTTAACTGACGGTAAAAATGAGTTTGAATATACTTTACCTACTACTGGTGATAAAATCACTTTTAAACTTTTAACTCATTCTGATGAATATAAAATAGATCAAGAGTTGAAAGGATTAAAAAAGATGAACAAAGATGCTTCTCCTGAAGTATCCACCAGACTAAAGTATATGATATTAGGTATTAATGGTAATGGAGAAACTAAAACTATTAGAGAGTTTGTTGATAACAGATTTCTAGCTAGAGATTCTAGATCATTTAGAAAGTATGTTGCAGACATTCAACCTGATGTAGACCTTAAGTTTTATCCAGAGGACGCAGAGGAGGGCGTCGCTATACCAATCGGAGTTAACTTTCTTTGGCCTGACGCAGACCTATAGAGTTAACATTTTTACACAAATACATGAAATAGTATTTCATGGTAAAGGAGGGTATGATTATGATACTATATATCATATGCCTATTTGGTTAAGAAACTTTACATTTCAAAAGATAAATGAGTTTTACGAAAAAGAAGCTGAAGCAACAAAAAAAGCTTCTAAAGGTACAACTCCATCATCAATGCCAAAAGGACCTGCAATAAGAAAACCTTCTTATAGTACAAAGGCTCGCAAATAGCGGGCCTTCCCTATTTATATAAAAGTAGACTTAAGTGGCAGACGATAATAAAAATAGTGTAGAACGTAATAAACTTCAGCGAGAGTATAACGAGCTCTTAAAAGAAGAGGGACGTATACAAGCCGAACGAGAAGGACGTACAGCAAGCGATATATATACTAGAGAATCAGTAAATAACGCTGCTAGCCTGACATCTTATGCTCAACAGTTAACTGAAGATGCAAAAGAACAAGCAGGATATACAAGATCCAAAGCTGAAGCTGATAAAAAACTTGTTAGTTTAGCCAGACAGTTATCTACTAGTGCTACAAATATTACAGCTGAACTTGGAAGAGAAGCTGAAGTTCTTAAGCAAATACAGAGCGATAGAAAACTTCAGAGAAATATAGAGATTGAGCTTGCTAATGCAAGAGCCCAGTTATCGGATCAAGAAGCCGCTGCAGCCACTAAACTTGCAGAGCTTGGAGCAAAACGTGCTAAACAACAAACCATACTTGGTGGTCTTCAAGAAAGATTAAGACATCATCAAGGAATCATGGGGACTCTTACAGGTAAAGAGTTTCATATTAAGAAAAAACTTGTTGATAAACTACAACAGCAATTTGATAAACAGAAAACTATTGCGGAGCAAGCTGATCTTGATTATGAAACTACTAGAGATACTGTTGGTGAGGCTGAAGAAAAAGTTGCAAATCTAGAAGAACAGTTTGATTTATCTACTAAGTTAATAGCTGATAGAGAAGCTGAACTTAAAACTCAAAAAGAAATAACTAAAGCTACTGGTGTTACTGGTGCTGTAGTAGAAGGTATTGGCGGTATAATGCAACGCCTTGGTTTAAGATCAGGTATTTTTAATCAAGCAATGGCAGACGCATCTAATGAAATGCGTAGAATAGCAGGTGATGCTAAAAAAGCCAAACAAGAGATATCTAAAACTCAAGTTGCAGTAGCAGGTATGGCTAAACTCCTTGGAGGTTTAAAAGGAGGCTTGTTAGATCCAGCTGTTATAGGAGGAGCAGTATTAAAATCTTTCTTCGAAGTTAATAGTGCTGCAACAGAACTACAAAGAATAACCGGTCAAGAGTCTTCGGAGATAGCCGGTATGAATGATAGGCTAGCAACTTCAGTAGACTTTTTACAAGTTGCAGCCGAACTTACTGCACAAACAGGAATGAATGCTCAAAATGCATTTAGTCCCAATGTTATAGCTCAAGCCGCAGAACTTAAAAATACAATGGGTCTTACTGCTGAAGCAGCAGGTGGTCTAGCTACTATAGCACAAACTACAGTTGGTGACGTAGATGGGGTAACAGCAAGCGTAGTAGGTACTACATCAGCTTTTAATAAAGCTAATAGATCCGCTGTATCACAGGGAGTTGTATTAAGAGACGTTGCTCATGCAGCAGCAGATATAAAAGCATCATTTTCCGGTAATCCTGAACAACTTGCTCTAGCAGCAACAGCTGCAAGAAGAATGGGATTAGAGCTATCTAAAGTTGATCAAATAGCTAGTTCGTTAATGGATTTTGAATCATCTATAGAAGCAGAACTAGAAGCTCAGTTACTTACCGGTAAAAGTATCAATATGGCTAAAGCAAGAGAACTTGCTTTAAATAATGATTTAGCTGGATTAGGTAAAGAAATATTTAAGAACTCTGCTGATCTTAACGAGTTCGGTAAAATGAACCTAATCCAACAAGAAGCTCAAGCAAAAGCATTAGGAATATCTAGAGAAGAACTTGGTAAAATAGCATATGCAAGAGCTATAGAAACAGGTATGACAGAAGAAGCAGCAGAAGCAGCCGCTGGAGTTACTGCAGAAGATATGAAAAGATTGAAAGCTCAAGAATCTTTACAACTTGCTGTTAATAAACTTACTCAAGCTTTTGCACCAGTATTAAATATAATAGGTGATATTGCTAATGGATTAGCTACTATGATTAGTCCTGTAGCTAAACTTGTAGGATTAATAACTAGCACAGGTATAGGTAAAGTGGCAGTTGCTACATTTGTTGCAATGAGAGCATTTGGTGGACTGAATAATGTTATAGGAGGTACATTAGGAGGCATAAAAAATCTTACTAAAAACTTTGGAGATTATGTCAAAAAAGTAATAAGTTCAAAAGGACCATTAGAAAAAGCTAAAGCATTTTTAGGGATGGGTGATAAGACTGGCGGTATAACCAAAGACGCACAGGGAAGATTTAGAGATGCTAAAGGTAGATTTGCTAAAGCACCAGCTAGTGCAGCTAAAAAACTTTCCGATTCAGCTAAGAAAATGCCTAAAGGTACTGGTGGAGCAAGTAAAGGAACTTCTAGTCTTACTGATGCAATATCTAAAATAGATCCTAAAAAACTTCTAGCAGGAGCAGCTGCAATGGTTATAGCAGCAGGAGCAGTATTTATATTTGCTAAAGCTACACAAGAGTTCATGAAAGTAACTTGGGGTGCTGTTGGTAAAGCAATAGTTTCTTTAGTAGCATTAGTAGGAGCAGTAGCACTATTAAGTTTATTTGTATCAGGACCTCAAGCATTAGCTTTACTTGCCGGAGCAGCTGCTATGTTAATAGTAGCAGGAGCATTATTTGTATTAGGAAAAGCGGTACAAGAGATAGGGAAAGGAATGGAATCTTTAGGTAAAGGAATAGATTCTGAACTTATTACTAACTTATTATCTCTAGGACCAGCATTAGGAAGTGCAGCCAAAGGTTTAGCTTTATTCGGAGGTGCAATGGCATTAGGAGGTATTGGAGCATTGATAGGTGGAGGTATGATAACCCAGTTGCAAACTTTAGCAGGACTTTCATCTCCTTTATCTACTGTTGGTTCATCATTAACTGCAATAGCAGCAGGAATAGTAGCAATCGCAGCAGCTTTGAACACTTTGGAAACTGAAAAACTTAACGAAATAAAAGATCTAGTAATGACTACTGCATTAGCAGCACCAATGATAGCAGCATCAGGCGCTATTACTTCTCTTATCAATGGAATAACCGGAGGTGGTGAAGGAGATTCTAACTCAGAACTATTAGCTGAAATAAAAGCATTAAGAGCTGTTGTAGAAAAAGGAGGTAATATTAATATGGACGGTAATAAAGTCGGGCAGTTTATAATGTTGTCCGCAAACAAATCAGCATAACTATTTATAAATAAAATCAATAATCATGGCAAAAGGAATACTTAACACACAGTTACCAGGTTCAAACTTAGGTCTTAAAGGAGAAACTCCTGATTTAAGAGCTGGAGCAGAAGCTCCAACTGGATTACATGTTGACACTAAGTCTAAAATCCAAAAAGCAGAACACTCTGTACACGATTTAGACGGAGCTACTCCAGAGAAATACTTAGATAATCCTCCAGGGTAGTAAATGTCTTCAGGAGCATACAAACCAGAGAATCATGGAAAACCTCTGATTACTTTAAAAACTGATTGGAGGGATCTAAAGTTTAGTGACTTTGGAGAGAAGCCGTATGTTCAACACGATCTACCTTCTATGGAAGGATCAGGCAGAAAAACTAATCAAATAAATGCTAGAACTAACGATCTAGAAAGATTTACTAAACTACTTACAAGAAAACCAGGACTTAAGTTTCAAGGCAATCAAGCATTATTACAACAAGCAGATACTATAAATGATCTTAAAAACGGAGTAAAGAATGGATTCAAAGGATTCGATCTTAAAAAGTTAAAAGATAAAGCTGTTGACACTATAAAAAATAATGCTATGGCTACTACAGCTATATTTGCTCAAGTACCTTTAAATGGAACTGGTACTCACTTTATTAATAATGGTGGTAGTACTTATCTTAAATCAGGAGGACAACCTACTGAAGGTTCAGCCTTTGGAGACTTTCTACGTAACTCATTAGGGTCCGGTGTGGGTACTATAGATGGAGCATCTTCTGCATTATCAGGAGATAAAATAGGAGCACCATTCGGAGGAGGAGGATTACAAGCAAATACTACTGACGAAAAAAAATCTAGAGTAGATTTAACTGAAGATAGAACCTACCTTAATAAAATAGTTACTAGAGATGGAGCAAAATGGCCTTTTGCTGCACCAACTGCTCCTGTTTCAACAGATGGTTTTAAACAAGCTGATAAGAGCATGCATTATAGAGATGGAGATGAATCAGCTTACTCTCAGTTCAGCGTTTCTCAAGATGACGCAAAAAAGTTAAAAGATAACTACGGAACTAAAAAAGACTTTTTAGAAGAAAGATCAGATTCATTTGATTCTTCATATGATATAGATGATCAATCAGGAGATAAGAAAAACTATTTAACATCTCCGGTGTACATACAATCAAGATTAAAACTAGGAGATCAAGGTAATAAAAATACTGAAGGTGTTGATGAGTTAAATAAACTAGAAGTATCAACCGAATCTCTATTAGGTAAAGATGCTGTAGATATTATACCATTTGAGTTTAATGTTAGAGAAGCAGGAGGAGCTAGTAAGTATCTTTATTTTAGAGCTCATTTAGATAACTTTGACGACAACTACTCAGGAGATTGGTCAGGAACTAAATATATTGGAAGAGCAGAAGAGTTCTATACTTATCAAGGATTCAAAAGAGATATATCTTTTTCTTTTAAAATGGCTGCTTTTAGTAAAGAAGAGTTAATACCTCTTTATAAAAAACTAAATGCTTTAGTTGGATCAACAGCTCCTACTTATGGCCAAAACGGTCAGTTTATGAGAGGTACTTTAACTAGAGTTACTGTAGGTGATTATATAAGTAAGTTAAACGGGTTTATTAGTTCAGTAGGATTATCATGGGATAAAAACTATCCATGGGAAATAGATTTATACAATGAAAACTATCTTAAAGTTCCACATTTGTTAAATGTAAGTATAGCATTTACACCTATACATAACTTTAATGTATCATCTAAAATAGAAAACTTTATTGGCGGTCAAAATGACTTTACAGCAAGACCAAAACGTCAAAAAGCTGTATCAACTATACAACCTTCAGGAGTACAGTCATTTGAAACTCAAGGACCCCAAGCTTCTCCTTTTGACTTAGAATCTAGAACTCCACCGGTACCTTCTCCTCCACAAAAAGATTCTCTCGGCAACTTTGTTGAAACATCTGATATTACCGGCAATAGTGCTACATTTTCAAGAAAAGGTACAGTTACTAAAGTAGGAGGTCCAGCATCTCGAACATATACAGATGGTGTTAATACCGTAACAGTGCCTCAAGGTACAAGCAATCCAGGTATAGAAGCAGCTAAACGTTTGAATCAAATGTGGAGACAAAAAAACAAAGAAGAGTTTAGAGCTCAGAACCAATAGTTATGGCAAAAAGATTTAGTAATAAAGAAATATTTAAGACTCAAGAAGGAGTAAGATACTATACTAATGTTATCTACCCTGAAGTACCAGTAACAGAAGATGATACTTATGTTATAGCTACAGATGGAGATAGATATGACACACTTGCACAGCAGTTTTACAACGATAGTAGCTTGTGGTGGGTAATAGCATCAGCAAATGTCTCTAAAACTGACGGCCTAACTGTAGAGAAAGGAAAACAGTTACGTATTCCTGCAGATGCTAGTACAGTAAGAAGATTGTTTGACGATGTTAATGCTCAAAGATAATGGCTAACAAAACAGAAACTTTTGGTTCATCTATACCTCCTTTAGCTGCAGAGCAGTTAAAAGTAAGAGAAGAACTATATTCTAAATCTTCTAAAAGTTTATCTAATCTACAAACATTAAACTCAAATACTGCTTGGGTAGTACTAAGGTCTAGTATTGATAGAGTTACCCTTGACGCAGCTGCTCAAAATGAAGCTGCTAAGGATCCAAAAAAAGTTCAAGCATTATTAGATAATACAGATAGTGGTGAAGATGCTAAAAACTTTATTTTAACAGGTGGACGAGCTGCAGAGTTTTTTAGTAAAAATGTTCAAGGTCTGAACTTTGGTAAAGATTATGATCCTTTATCTACATACAACTTCAATGAAAGATTAGGAGTTAGACCTATGCCAGGTATAACAGGTTTAAAAGTTGCATCTAAAAACACTTACGGTACATTAATGCAAGCTGAAGTAGATTTTGTTGTATGGACCTTAGATGATTTAGAAAGAGCGGAACTATTATTTTTAAGACCAGGCTATTCAACTTTATTAGAATGGGGTCATTCAGTTTATGTTAAAGATTCAGTTGATGATATAGAGTACGCAGGAAAAAGTAGTATAATATACCCTGATGGAGGATTCTTTACAAAAAAATCTATGTCTACGATAGATGATGCAATAAATAGTCAAAGAGAAGAATCTAAAGGTAACTATGACGGTATGTTTGGTTACATAACTAACTTTAGCTGGTCTTTTAGACCCGATGGTGGTTATGATTGTAACATAAAAATAGTTTCTAGAGGAGTTATCTTAGAATCATTATCAGTCGGTAAGGTTTCTGATATGACTGAAGCTGAAAAGAAAAAAGAAGAAGAAGAAAAAGAAGCAAGAAAAAGTAAGTTTCATTATATTTTTAATAGACTAGAAAATAACACAGATGATAATACTTTTAACGGTAAAGATTATTTAGCAAGCGATGAAGGGTTATCCCAGGATGTAGTCGCTTTTATGAAACCTTTCGATGTATTTAGAATAAATCAAGATTTAGCAGGTGAAGGATTTTTAGGTATGGATAAAACTATTAACCTTATCTACATGCCTCTCAGAGCTGTACTCGATATAATCAATGTTCATTTTAACTTGACTGATCCACTTAAAAATCAAGATTTACTTACAATAAGTTTAAACTACGGAGAAAAATATGTAACCTTTCCACAACATATGTCTGTTGATCCTCTTGTTGCAGTTTTACCAAAAGTACCAAGTAAGTTAGATGAAGCATATGGTGACGCTAAAAAATATGATGATTTTACTATTTTATTAGGGGAGGTAACTAAAAATCAGGTTAAGTACGCAGGTACTAATGACAATGATATTATGAACATAATGGTTACATCAATATTTGTTAAAAAATGTATAAGTAAGATTATAGATGGACCTCAAGAAGAAGGAGCAGGGGTACAAGACTTTTTAGATGAACTACTTTCAGGTATTTCAAACGCATTTGGGGAAGTTAATGACTTCGGTTTATACTTCGATCATTTTACCTGTGAGTATAAAGTAGTAGATAGACGAAATACAGGTACAGGAACTGGTACATATGCTAACCTACAGCAGTTAGAGATAACAGGTTTATCATCTACTGTAGTAGATATAGGTTTATCAAGTAAAATATCATCACAGATAGCATCTCAAGTTTCTATAGCTGCTCAAGGTAATAGTGGTAACTATAAAGATAATGTAGAAGCTATTTTAAAATGGAACGCAGGAGCAATAGATAGACATATACCTGTCAAAACTTCTACAAGTACTTCTACTAAAAAAGAACTTGCGGAGTTAGAAGAACAAGCAACAAAAAGAAGAAAAACTTATGTAGAAGATTTAAGAGATGTTTGGTATAAGTTTAATAACGCTGAACTAGGAGAAACAGATAACAGGGGATATCTAAAGAAAGCTTTTGATCAAGTTGTTACTAATCAATCATTTGATTCAGAAATATGGAATCAACTTAGACAGGAAAGTATAGCTGAAATGAATCGATTTTACAAAACTGAAAGAAAAACACCAGTACCTCAAGGAGTTGTACCAGTTGAACTATCATTGAAGATGGTGGGTATAACAGGATTTAAAATAGGTACTGCATTTAAAATAAAACCTGGACTTTTACCTTCTAAATATGATAAGTTTGCCTATATTATAACAGGACTAGATCATGAAATAGGAACTGATAATAAATGGTATACTAATGTTAAAACTCAATTTTACGCTGTACAATAATGTATTTACCTAAATCAAAACAAAAAAAAGGAGGCAAAATAGCTGGAAAACTGTTAGACCCCAAATCGGGTTTACCATTTTTGGGTAAGTTTGTTGCTGATCATTTAGGAAACTTTTTTAAAGGAGATAAGATAACTTCTAAATCTCAACCATTAGAGTTTGTTCCTGCTGATGTAGAAGATCCTAAATCTAACTTTGTTAATGTAAGAAGATCTCCTTCTGCTAAAGATTATGCTAGAGGAGCATTCACAAGATTTTTTGCTAAAGATGGTAGAACAGGTAAAGTTGTAGAACTAGATAAAGAAAAATATTTAGCTCAAAAGAAAGAAGGAAAACTTTACAGACGTACTCTTAAGATAGAATGGTATGTTACAGGTAATCCTGAAGATGAAATCATTGACGGATTTTTATATCCTGGTACTAAAGCAAAAAATCAAGACGTTATAAACCAGGCTGAAAAAATACTACCAGGTATAGGAGATCAAATACTAAAAGACCCAGGACAGTTTGTAGTTAAGTAATTTTTTCTTACATTATACAAAAGGTTATTTAAGTGTTTTATATAGTAGAGCAAGAAAGCAAGCTTACATCGTTAGAAAATTTAGTTAGATTAGGAGTATACGTTGATGTTATTTCTACTAATAACGAATACCATCCTAAACTTACTTCTACAGTTGCTGTCTACATAAGACTTATAGGATCTGATCATGGATTTATTATTCCTATAAATCATGATGAAGGTCTTAATATTTCAAAAGAACGTGTCTACTCCATACTTTCTAAAGCGAGTAAACTATATACATTAGATAAGAAAAACCTTCTATATCACTTTAATCTACAGGATGCAATAGATATATCATTACTTTATTCAATGACAGATTATGATAGATTAGAGTACTCTCATGATCTTAACTATTTTTACAGTAAATATAGAGATTTTATTGAGGTAAACAAGATTATACCATTATCAAAACTCCATGAAAGTTGTGAGAAAGTTTATGAAAAAGTTAAAAAAGTTATAAAATATAAAATACCTTCTGGTTTTGATTTTTATAATAATACTGCTACTAATGTATTCTTCTTAATAGAGCAATCAGGATTAGGTATATATTATGATAACTTTATAGAAATGTTTAAACCTCGTAATGCTTTATTTAACATTAATAATAACCAAGTATTAACCTCTTATAACCTATACAATGTCACATCTAGACCTACTAATGCTTTTAATAGCGTTAATTTCGCTGCTATACCTAAAGGTGAACAATACAGAAAATGCTTTCGACCAACCGGTGATTACTTTGTTGAGTTGGATTTTGACGGTTATCACTTGCGCCTACTTTCTGAACAGATTGAATACCCTTTATCAAACGAATCAGCTCATGAGCAGTTAGCTAAACAATATTTTAAAAAAGAAGAAATAACAGATGAAGAATATTCAGAAGCAAAACAGATTAACTTTCACGCAATTTATGGAAAGATACCGGAAAAATACGCTTTCTTACCAATCTTTACAAAAATTGATGATTATATCAAAGGCTTATGGGAACAGTACCAGAATGACGGAGAAGTCTTGGCGCCGATTAGTGGAAAACCTTTTACAAATAAACTAAAAGATATGAATCCTCAAAAGTTAATGAATTATTTAATGCAATCGTTAGAGACTTCAAGAAATATTCTTATATTAAAAGATGTACTAAGGTATCTCAAGGATAAAAAAACTAAGATGGTACTTTATACATACGATGCTTTACTTTTTGATTTCTACAAAGAAGATGGGAAGGAAACATTAGAAGATTTACAAAAGATCTTAGAGAGTGATGGGAAATACCCAATAAAATTTAAATACTCGAAAGATCTAGTGTTATAGAACGCAAAAGATATTTATATATGATACAAAATGTTACAATACCGGCTTTTGATTACGACCTAGAGCCGATATATTTAAACGAAGATATGAGTAATAAGCTTTTCTGTACCTTTGCCACTGAAGAGACGTTGGATGGTATACTGGAGGAGATTCAAGATAGGTACAAGATCATATACAATAAAATCTTTGTACTATATTCCAAATCTCAAGATGAATACATCTGCACGTATAATGTAGATTTTGGCAATGTTGGTACATTCCTAGATAACACTATTTTAGTTCACCGTAAAAAAGAGTCTAATACTCTCTATACGATTAATGCTCTTAACACATTAATAAAAGAACTAAACGGAGGTGTTCTAGATACTTCTTATAGAATAAACTGGTTAGATTATCGCAACTGTATACTTCTTACAAAAGGACCAGAACTCAAAAGAGTAAATACTAAACTTTACAAGATAGTAGAGTTGGAGAACTAAAAAATAGTTCTTATATTATTATAAACGTTATATTAAAAATAGTTATATATGGATTTAAATGCTATACGCGCAAAGCTGGATACGTTAAATAATAGCGGACAGCAAAGAGAGAAAACTGATTACTCCAAGATTTTTTGGAAACCGGAGCTTGGAAAGCAAACGATTAGAATCGTACCTTCTGCTTTCGATCCTGCATTTCCGTTTAAGGAACTAAAGTTCCATTACGGTGTAGGAAAGTATCCGATGGTAGCCTTATCAAACTTTGGTAAGCAAGACCCTATTGAAGAGTTCGTTAAAGAACTAAGAAAGACAAATGATAAAGACAACTGGTCATTATCAGGTAAACTTAACCCTAAAACCAGAGTCTTTGCTCCTGTTGTTGTAAGAGGAGAAGAAGATAAAGGTGTAAGACTATGGGGATTTGGTATTACTATCTATAAAGCATTACTTGCTTTAGCAGAAGATGAAGATATCGGAGACTTTACAGACGTTATTAATGGATGGGATATGGTTGTAGAGCAGGTTCAAGGTAATCCTTACCCTGAGACTACTGTAAGAATCAAACCTAAACAAACTCCTTTATCTGATAATAATGATTTAGTTGATACATGGTTAAAAGAACAACCTAATCCTACTGAGGTTCATACTGAGTATGATTATGACTTTATTAAAAAACAACTACAAAGTTATTTAAACCCTGGTGCTGAGGAGACTACTACGCCTACTGCAGGATCAGAAACTACGCCAGAAAGCACAAGTCCTCAAAAGACTGACTTTACATTGGAAACAGCTACTGCTGGCAACCAAGATACAGTTAGTAAGTTTGATGATTTATTTAATGAATAATGGCGAAAAAGAAAGAAGTACAAGAAAGAGCGACCGCTGCTGTACGCAAGTCGTTTAACTTATCGAACTTTAAAAAGAAGAAAGGATACTCTAATGCTTCTGTTAAGTTTAAGGAGCAAGGATGGATACCTCTATCTAAAGCCTTTCAAGATATAACTTCCTTACCCGGTATTCCTACCGGACATATCACTCTATTGCGTGGACATAGTGATACGGGCAAAACCACTGCCCTACTAGAAGCAGCAGTCAATGCCCAGAAGTTGGGCATACTGCCTGTTTTTATCATTACCGAGATGAAATGGTCTTGGGAACATGCAAGAGAGATGGGATTACAGTTCGAAGAAGTAACAGATAAAGAAGGAACTGTTCTAGATTATGAAGGACATTTTCTTTATGCCGATAGAGGACAGTTAAATACTATCGAAGATGTAGCAGTTTATATTGCTGATCTTATGGATGAACAAGCTAAAGGTAATCTACCTTATGATATGTGTTTCTTCTGGGATAGTATAGGTTCAGTACCTTGTGATCTTTCAGTACGTTCTAATAAGAATAATAATGAATGGAATGCCGGTGCTATGTCTACTCAGTTCGGTAATAATCTTAATCAAAAAATACTATTATCTCGTAAAGAGAACTCTGCTTATACTAATACGTTAGTAGCGATTAATAAAGTATGGACGATGAAACCTGAATCACCAATGGGAATGGCTAAACTTCAAAATAAAGGAGGTATGTCGATGTGGTATGATGCAACATTAGTAGTTACTTTTGGTAACATTACTAATCCAGGTACATCTAAAATAAAAGCTATTAAGAATGGTATGCAGGTAGAGTTTGCTAAACGTACTAATGTTCAGATTGAAAAGAACCATATAGGAGGAGTTCAATCAAGAGGAAGAGTTGTAATGACTCAACATGGATTTATCCCAGATGATAAAAGAGAGATCGATAAATATAAAGATGCTCATAAAGAACATTGGTTAAAACTTGTTGGTAGTTTAGATTTTGATCTTATAGAAGAAGGAGACTTAGAAGAAGATGTTATTACTCCAAATCTTCTGGATTAATGGCATACGACAATATTCTTAAGAACTTAAAGCAGACCCCACCCCGTGCGTTAAACGATCACATAATGTTGATTGACGGAATGAATACGTTGATTAGATCGTTTTCGCTCCTGAAAGCGATGAATCCAACTGGCAACCATGTAGGAGGCTTTGTTGGGTTTCTTCGCTCTTTGGGTTATGTAACTCGTATATTTGATCCAACTAGGATTGTAGTAGTATGGGACGGTAAAGGAGGTTCTGGTAATAGACAGAATATTGATCCAAACTATAAAGCTCAGCGAGCTAATGCTCGTATTACTCATTGGGGTTTATACGATACCAGAGAAGAAGAACAAGAAGCATTAGTTGATCAGTTATTTAGAACTCAAGATTATTTGGAATGCTTACCTATTCAACAAATAGTTATTGAAAAACTAGAAGCTGATGATATAATAGCATACCTAGCTAAAAGAGCTTCTAATGGAGGAAAAAAAGTAACTATAGTTTCATCTGATAAAGACTTCTTTCAACTGATAGATAATAATATAGAAGTTTATGCTCCTGTTAAAAAGAAAACTTTTACATATGAAAATGTTAAGGAAGATATAGGAGTATTACCTCAAAACTACAATATAGTAAAAGCATTATTAGGAGATAACTCAGATAATCTACAAGGTGTAAAAGGATTAGGTATTAAAACTATTCTTTCTGAATGGAAAAGTTTTACATATGATATAAATGCTTCATTACAAGATGTATGGGATCATTGTGAAACTCAGTTGGAACAGGATAAACCTAAAAAGATATTTGCTAAAATACTACATAACTGGGATAGGGTAATGACTAACTATGAGTTGATGGACTTACATAATACATCATTAGATGATAATGAAGTTAAAATAGTAGAAGAGGTTATAAGCAGTTCAATACCTGACTTACAGACTGGAGCATTTTTACGTTTATTAGATCAAGATAAAATAGAAGGTATTACTAAAAATACCGAAGGGTGGCTAGAAACGTTCAGAGACCTAACAAAAGTATAATGGGTTATAGATCATTAATATTAGGTATATTTTTATTTTTAGTTGCTCAATCACTTGCTTGGTTTCAAACTAATGGTCAGTTTATTAATAC